CGTGACGATAACGAAAGATAGAGTAACTAATCAGGGTTTACGGATAGTAAAAGACTACAATAGAGAAAAAGGGTCTAGGTCTAACTGGGACTCTCTATGGCAGGAAGTTGCCGACTTTACCGTACCCAGGAAAGACGATATATACAATAGTGATGTTCGGGGTGAGAATAAGGGGCAGAATCTCTATGATGGTACAGCCGTACATGCTTCAGAATTACTTGCTTCGGAAATGAACTCATCTTTAACAAATCCCTTTGTTAATTGGTTCTCTTTATCTGTAAGTAAGGAATTGATGAAATCCGGTAAAGTTAGAGAATGGCTTAAAAGTGTCGAGGATATAACTCACGAAAAACTAAATAACTCTAATTTCTATGTTCAAAATGGGGAGATATACGCAGACCAGATAAATTTTGGTACTGCTGTTATGGAAGTATTAGAAGATAAAGAAGATATTTTTAGATTTAGGTCATATCCTATTTACTTAATCCATATTAAAGAAAACAGCAAAGGTACAGTAGATACGGTATACAGGGAGTATAAGTATACAAGTAGACAAATTGTACAAGAGTTTGGGGAAGAAGTCTTAGACGATGAGAAAATGCAGATGTATAAAGAAAGCCCAGACAAGGAAATGAGGATACTACACGCCGTAATGCCTCGTTTGGATGCTGACTCATCTAAAGTGGGGGCAAAGAATAAACCTATTGCCTCTTTCCATATATCCTTAGACGTTGAGGGGTACATTTTAAAAGAAAGTGGTTTTGATGAATTCCCATATATGGTTCCTAGGTGGTCTAAAAACTCTAATGAGAAATACGGTAGGGGACCTGCTTTGAAGGCACTGGCCGATGTTAAAATGATTAATGAAATGACCAAAATTGACTTACAGGGGTATCAGCTAACAGTAGCCCCTCCTCTTATGGCCCCAGATAGGTCTTTTATAGGACCTATAGACTCTACACCCTATGCATTAAACTATTATAGGGCTGGAACTGATGCTAAAATAGAGCCTCTTTTTACTGGAGTAAACTTAAATATAAGTGAAGCAAAAATACAAAGAATGGAAGATAAGATAAACCAGCACTTCTTTTTAGATCAATTAAAGCTAATTAGGGGGCCTCAAATGACGGCCACTGAGGCTACTATACGGGATGATGAAAATCTTAGAATTTTATCCCCTGTAATGGCTAGACAAAATAATGAGTATCTAAAACCTATGACAACTAGAATTATAGGGTTATTATTTAGGGCTAAAGCTTTCCCAGAACCTCCTGCTGAGTTGTCCGGACAAGAGTTTCAAGTAGAGTATACTTCCTTGATAGCAGAGGCGCAAAGATCCCAAGAGGCTACGAAAGTAGGAAGGTATATAAGTATCATAGCCCCTATTTTACAGATACAACCAAGATCGGCTGATGTTATAAACGGTGATGAGATATTAAGAAAAACAGCTATTAATCTGGGGTTGGACCCCTCTTTCTTAAATCCTTCTGAAGAGGTAAAATCAGTTAGAGAGGCTAGAGAACAACAAGCACAACAACAAGCACAACAACAATCACAACTTGAGGATTCAAACATAGCAAAAAACTTGAGGAGGTAAAATGCTATATGCTAAACTTTTTAAGGAGGTCTTTCCTTCTAAGGGTGTATTCCCTTCTGATTATGAGGATCAGATTTCAATTATGTACAAAACTACTTTCAATACTGATTCAGGTAAAAAAGTTTTAAATGATTTAGTTTTAAGGGCTAAAGTATTTGGGAGCTGCAATACTGAAGTAGAGGAAGGGGCTAGACGCTTTGTTCTGGATATTTTAACAACACTAACAAAAGAAATTAAGGAGGAATAATATGTATACCAGATTTAATAAGTATTTTCTACAATCGCCTGAGCCAATCCTAGGGGGAGGTCCTGCAGTACCTGGCCCAGCAGAACCTGGCCCAGCAGAACCTAATGTCTCATGGAGAGATTCTTTATCTGAGGATATTAGAAATGATCCCTCTTTAAAACTTTTTGATGGGGTAGAGGGTTTAGCTAAAAGCCACATAAACGCTCAAAAACTTATTGGACAAAAAGGGATAATAAAGCCTACTAATGAGTCTTCTTCTCAAGAATGGGACTCTTTTTACAGTAATTTTAGAGATCCTGATATAGAAAAATATGAATTAGAAAAGGGAGAATCTGGCATAGATGATGATTTCTTTAAGGAATTTAAAGGCAAAGCCCATGAAATGGGGCTATCTGTAGACCAGGCTAATGGCATTTTTAAACACCAAGAAGAAATGGTGATGAAATCTCAAGAAAAGTTACAAGAGCGTATGTTAGAAGATGAGAAAACCGCAATATCTGAGCTAACAAAAGAATGGGGTAATGACTTCCAGTCTAGAATTGGTGTGGCAAATAAAGCTATGGAGGATATTGGAAAAGTTGCAGGAATTGATATGGTGGAGCATTTAGGAAAGTTAGGCATGCAAAATGATACAACACTTATTAAGTTTTTGTATCAGGTGGGTAAATCAATTTTAGAGGATTCTAGTATTCCAGGCATGGGAGATGCTAGTTTGGGGACTTCTGTAGAGGATGCTACTATTAAGTATAATTCGTATATGGCCGATACCGAAGGTCCTTACCACAATAGGAACCATGCAGACCATAATAGAGTAGTTAAGGATATGGAAAAGTTAATTTCTATTATGAGTTCAGTGAAGTCCTAAATTCGTACTTGACAAAATTTTTTAACAGGATTATCCTATGTTCAGACTGAGACATGGGATAATTCTTTCTACAAAGAACCCCACTCTTAACTTCTCAGGTTAAGGGACCTTCAAATTAGAAGATAATCCACTGAAATTGAAACTTTAGTATTTTATTAACTATTTAATTTGGAGAACAATATGTCAGTTCAAATTACAGAAATGCGGGTCAAGCAATACTCAAGTAATGTCTTTCACCTAGCACAACAAGCAGGGTCACGATTTAGACCAACCGTCCGTAACGAATCACAAGTAGGTAAAGCAGCATTTTACGATAGAATTGGAGCCGTTACTGCGGTGAAGAAAACTGCCCGTCATGCTGATACAATTCGCCTAGATACTCCACATAGTAGACGTATGGTTACTCTAAGTGATTATGAATATGCGGATATGGTAGACAATGAGGATAAACTTCGTACTATCCATGACCCTACCAATGATTATGCTAAAGCGGCTGTAATGTCACTTCAGCGAGCAATGGATGATGTAATTATCTCTGCTGCTCTAGGCAATGCTTTTGGTGGTGAAGAAGGTACAACTTCTATCCCTCTAGCAAATGCTAACAAATTGGCCGCTTTTGATGGAGCTACTCTTACAGGTGTAAATCTTAATGTGAAAACTCTTATCGCTGCCAAAATGTATTTTATTGCTAATGAAGTAGATATGAGTGAAACACTTTATATCGCGGTTACTTCTTCTCAGCTTCAATCCTTATTGAATGAGAATCAGATTACCAGTTCGGATTACAATACAGTGCAAGCACTTGTTCAAGGTAATGTAGGATTCTACATGGGCTTTAAATTCATTCAGTCCGAGCGAATCCCTAGAGCTGCTTCCAATGTAACTTATACTGCCGCTAGTGGTGTTGTAGGTGTAGGGGGTGGGACAATTACTGCTGCAAACTCAAGACGATGTATCGCTTGGGCTCAAAGTGGGTTGTTATTAGCAATTGCTCAGGATGTTAAAGTTGATATTGGTCCTCGTAGGGATAAATCAATGGCCATCCAAGTTTTTGCTTCTCTTGGACTTGGGTCTACTCGACTTGAAGAAGAGAAAGTTTTAGAAATTATCTGTTCTGAATAAGTATTAATCTACAGGGGCGAATAAGACTCGCTCCTTATTTTTTGGAGTAAATTATGGCTGAAGTATACAGCATCCAGTACGCAGAAGCGTTTAACGACGTTCCGTCTTCTAAGAATGAACCGGGCCTCTCTAGAGGACGGGTTTATAACCATCATGCAAAATTCTCATTATCCGCCGTATTAGCGGTTAATGATGAAATCCTAATGTTTAAACTTCCAAAGGGGTCTAGAGTAAAAGAAGCTATTTTTTCTTCCCCTACTATGGGTTTAACAGGGATCTTTGATGTCGGTATCAAATCAAATGGTACAGAAGCGGAAGACCAAAACTATTTTATTAACCAAGCCGATGCAGGAGGACAAGCAGTACTTGCTAAATCCGCCGCTGGTGCAGCTTTTATTGGTCAAAAATTATCAGAAGAAACTACTGTATTTATTAAGGTAACTGAAATTACAGTAAACGCTGCTGGTGATCTTTATTTAGATATTCTTTATTCGCAAGAATAAGGGTTCCTCAATATCTAGTACAAGAGGCGAGGCTTAAAACCCCTCGCTTTTTTTAAGGTGTGAGCAATGGCTAATAAGTTTGATATTTGTAATTTGGGGTTAATGAAGGTAGGGGCTGAACCTATTACTAACTTTAATGACAATACTAAGAGGTCTAACCTTTGTAAGAAACTATACTCTCCTACTTTAGAGAGGGTTATTAAACACTATAACTGGATATTTGCTACTAAACGATTTAGCCTTACATCCTATAGTGCTACAGCCCCAATTTATGGGTATACTAGAAAATTTCTCCTTCCTGATAGTATACTCAAGATTATAGAACTTGAAGAAAAGAGCTTAACCTATAGAATAGAAAATGGTTTTTTGTTAATTGATGCGGATATTGTAAATCTTAAAGCCCTTACTGTAGAGGAAAATGTGGACCTGTATGAAGACTTTAAAGAAGTTATGGCCCTACACTTAGCCGCACAACTTGCGTACCCTATAGCCCAGAGCGTATCCCTAAAAAACAGTATACTTGTGGAATTAAGAACTTTTGAAGC